CGATCCAGGCGATGAGATAGCACATCCTTATTTTGAAATTGAATCAAACGGGGGAGATATCACACTAACGATTGGTGATAAGAGCCTTACCGTACTAAATACGTTGGTAAGTGCGTTTACTGTTGATACTGAATTGGGCAAATCAATTCAAGAGGGTTTACCACTATTTACTAAAGGAGATTGGCCAACATTGAGTCCAGGGAAAAATCTTATCCAGGTTAGTGGCTCATTCTCAAAAATCAAGTTATGGAGAAGGAGTGTTTATCTGTGACGCAAGAGTTCATATATGCCTATAAAGAAATGCCTGACGATTTAGATACCAACGGAATCGCTTTGCTTGACTGGGAAGATTTGCCGGAAATCAATCGTGTGCTGAATGGCCAATATCGTTTTTATGGGAATTATTCTAGAGAGGGTGAATTTCGCTCATACCTAAAAAAAGGCAATTTCCTTAAAGCAAAAGTTCCTGACGGATCGTGGCAGTATTTCGAAATTTACAATGTCAAAAAAAATTTGACCTCTGTTTCTGTGACAGCTAGACATATTGGTTTTATGGCAAATAAGAACTTTATTGTCAAATCATTCACAGATAATGGTAACGGTTCTCAGATTATGACTAATCTCAAAAATGCCTTGGCGTTTGATCAAAAATTCAACTATTTATCAAACGTTGGTACTGTTCATCAATTCACTGCAAGACAAGTTGCACCAGTTGAAGCAATTATTGGATCAAATAACGGTAATCAGAATCTTGTTGGTGTGACTAGCGCTGAACTTGATATGGATAACTATGATCTGAAACTGGTAAAACAGATTGGATCAGATAGTGGTTTCCGAATTGATTTTGGTATCAATTTAGAAGCAATCGAAGAAGAAATAGATGAAGAATCCATCGTAAATAGCCTGTATTTGGTTGGCGGTGTTCCTGATAACGACTATGATGAAGAGAAAGAACCTATTGAATATGGATATTTAGAAATTGATGGAGTGACCAACGAGAATCGACGTATCGGTAAACGAGAAAATTCCGACTGCAAAACAGTAGATGACCTGATTAAATGGGGAAATACATTATTTGAGAACGAACGTATCCATGAGCCCAAAGCGACTCATACGGTTAGTATGGTTTCATTAGAACATACTTTGGAGTATGGGGAAATGTATCGTAAGCTTTCCACTTTAAGTTTTGGCGATGTAGTCCATGTAAGGGCAAAAGAAATTGATATTGAAATTACCGAACGAGTAGTTGAATACACCTATTTCCCTACATTAGGCAAGTATAAGGATCTGGTATTGGGAAATGATTTATCTCTTTATACTTCTACAGTGAATTCGCAAACTCAAGAACTCAAAAAGAAAATTGATAATAGGACAGAAACATTAGTGCAAAATGTGCTAAATGCAACGGCGTGGATCACAGGTAATTCTGGTGGACATGTCGTTTTTCGTCCAGAAAAAGCACCGTCAGAAATCCTTATCATGGATACAGAAGATGTGGCTAGTGCTAAGAGAGTATGGCGCTGGAATTTGAATGGCCTAGGTTACTCTGATAATGGAGTGAATGGACCTTTCGGTATCGCAATGACTTCAAAAGGAGAGATCGTTGCTGATTTTATTAAAGTCGGCACGATTAACGCAGAAGTATTCGAGTCTTCCTTTAATGCATATGGCGATGTTCTGAAACTTGTTAAAGGTACACTGCAAATCTGGAATGATAATAAAAAAATCATGGAGCTAACAAAAAAAGGCTCTGAGTTCTGGAGCGGAGAAAAATCAATCGGAACAATTGGAACTGCAGGGAATCAGTTTCCAGAGTTAGTAGTCGGTATGGATGCTAACGGCGATCCTATATTTGCAGACTTAGATGGAAAAGCTCTACAAATAAATTTAGATTCTGGTGGAGAATTTGTCACAATTAGCTCTGAAAAAGGACACGGGATAGTATTTGGGAAAAAAAGAGGAATTTATATCATTGATGATAAAGTTAATATTATCGGAGATGTAGCAATAAGCGGCAAGTTAACAGTCGGTGGAAAAGAAATTGACGGTGACAATACTGGAGGAAACGATAACGGTTGGAATGGACAATATCCACCAGAAGTAACTACTGATCGGGATAAACGTTATTGGCAGATCTGGACAATGGCAATAGGTGCTG